CTAAAAAGTGGATAACTTTGCATCCAACATCTTATCTTCTTCTGATTTTATTTCATCTAACAGATGACTGTAGACACGCCAAGTAATTTCAATATTTGAATGGCCTAACCGTTTACTAACATATTGAATACTAAACCCTTTACCTAATAACATTGAAGCGTGTGTATGTCTCAATGAATGTAAACCGTAATCACTTTTTACTTCATGCTTAGCTAAGACACCTCTCATTACTGTTGTTACTGCTTTATTTGTTATTAGGGTTATACCGGTATTAAATATATAACCATCATGATGAAGTGGTCTAGAATTAATCACATTTATAATATGGCTCATATCTTTACTAGTTATTGTTACATATCTATCTGAAGACTTGGTTTTTGTACCTCTAAGATGTATTGTATTTTTACTTTTATCTATATCTATTCTTTTTAATTTTTGCACTTCTCCAAACCGTGCTCCAGTTGCAATCATTATATAAATAGCTAAATAAGACAATTCGTTGCTATTTGTTGACGCCTGCTTTAACAATTGATAATTTTTAAGAGAAAGATATTTTTGTTTTTCAGACTTAGGAGCTTTTTTCTCGTATATTGGTGCGTTCCATGTTGGATCTCTATAAATGAGTTTTTCATTAAGAGCATCTTTAAAAGCTTGAGAGAAGCAATTATTTAGCTTCTTAACACTTTCTTTTGTTCTACCTTCAGGACGTCCACCTATATATTTACCTTCAGCATATTCCTTTAACATTTCTCTGTAAGACAACTGGCTAACATCTTTAATTAAGATGGAGCCAAATTTTTCATGAAAAATATTTAAAGCATTGTAATAACGGTTTAAAGTGGATTGTGTAACACGGTCCTCTTTATTTACTTTAATCCATTTTTCGAAATAATCGATAAAAGTAACGTTATTTGCTAATTGACCACCTTTAGCAATATCAACATATAATTCTTTTTCCGCATGCAAAGCATCTTTTTTAGTTCTAAACCCTCTTTTTCGGTATCTTTTACCTTCATATTGAAAATCGTATACCCAAGAACCTTTCACTTTTTTTACTGACATATTATCTATCCTTTCCGTACATTAAACTAGTTTTAGCTTTTTCACCTCCTTAAAAGAACGTATGTTCTAGTGAGATATAAAAATAAAAAGGATAGAATGCTATCCTAATTATTTATCTTCATCAACTTTTTTCTCGAGTAATTTAAGTATTTTTCTAACTTTATAAGAAGGTGTCTCTTTAGGTAAAGCATGAGTGAATCTATTATTTTTTACAGTTTCAACTTCATAAATGATTTCGTTTAATTTAATCTTATAATTAATGATTCTCATATTAAACCCTCCATTAGTGATAGATTTCTTAGTGGTTATATATAGGTTCATTTCTTATATAGACGATTTTTAAGTATTTCTTCTACCTCTACATTGAAGAATTCAGCTAGTATTTTGGCAGTAGGTAAATCTGGTTTTTTAATATTGCATTCAAATAATACAATTCTTTCTCTGCTTATACTACAACCGTATAAGGCGTTTAGTCTTTTTGACAATTCGGTTGTTGAGAGACCTGAATTCAATCTTATATATTTTACATATCTCACACTTTACCTTCTTTCATTTTGCAATTTCTCTTATATAATTTTGCTATCTAGCATTGATTATATAATGAAGTGATTATTTTACATTTTTATTATTAACTATAATATCTTTAGATACACCGTAATAATCTTTCAAACCACTGATTGTCTGTCTCTTAGGTTTCTTCCAACCTTTTTCAATCATAGTATAACTAATTAAATTTAAGTTATCGTTATAATGTATATTGAATTCTTTTATAAATTCTAATTTTGATAATTTCTTGTTTTTTCTTAATTGCTTAATCATTTTCATATTAAAACTTCCTTTCTTGAAAGTTATTATATTTATACCTGCTCAATTAGTAAACTAATAAGGGTAGGCGGGCTACCCAATAGATATTGTTTAGTTACGAAAGGTAGAGTATAATAAATTAAAATAAGGGAGGAGATTTAATGGAAATTATTTTTGCTTTATTGAATATTATAACTAAAGTTTCTATGTTCGTGATTCTCCTATTACCCGTGTATGTACTATCTTTTTATTCATTGAAATTTGTATTAAAATTTTTAGAATTCTATAATATCAATACAATAAAAGTTATAGCTTTATCTTTATCAATTATTATCGTTTTGACTAATGTGAAATTTTTAGACGTCTATTGATTAGACGTCTTTTTATATTTGTTAATGTCCGGAACTTCAGCTTCGCCTTCTTGTTTTAATTTCATCATTTCTTCTTGATGTCTATTTTCTTCTTTTTGTTCTTTTAAGTTTTGTTCTTTTAATTTTATATTTTCTCCAAATATCCCATCACTTTTATAATGCCATTCCCCGATTTCGAAATCACCACCTAATAAAATATTACTGATTGCGCATAGGGCAATAAGGAATTTAGCTCCAGAAACTCCTTTAGCTTCATATTCTTGTTTTCCTGGCGATTTAATATAAATAGTACTTGTTAAGTTAGAAAGATTGTAAAAATCATTGATTATATACTCATTAGCTACCCAAGGAATATTAGTTAAAGTTCTTATATTTTCTGCTGATAAGTTGTTCTTCTTATTTATTTTTATTGAGTAAACAATTTTTTCTCCTTTTACATAAAAATCATGTAAAGATGAATCTATTTCGTTTGCATAATCGTTAATGTCGGATATCGTATGATGACTTTGTAACATCTTAAATAATTTTAGATCTAAATTTCTTTTGCTTATAGATTTAATGGTTTTAATTTTACGTCGTTTGATATAAGGACAGTTTCCTTCGTCAATTTCGGTTTGTGAAATTTTTTGATTATACACTTCGCCAGTTATCTCACAAAACATAAGAACTTGAGAGCCTTCAGAAGGCAGTACAACGATGTCACCAATTTTCATCTTATTATAAAACTTATCTATATTATTTATAATTAAGGTTTGTTGTTTATTTTCTGGATAATACTTATCTAATATGCGCAATGCAGATTCTTTATTAACATTTTCACAATATTCTTTTTTATCAAGTTTATTCCATCCAATTGCTATAAATTCATCACTTGTAAATTCTTCGTACCAACTGCCGCCTTCAGTACGAAGTAACCAATATTTTCTGTCTACAGGTATATTGGGTATTTCTAAGTTATGTGAAGAAAAAACTTCTAAAATTTCTTTGTTCAATTTTTCTTCCATCCCCCAACCTCCTTTAAATCATTTTGTAATACTTATACACCCTCAATGGCTCAAAAGTAATAGAGTAATTGCCGTAGTGAGTGCCGATGCCGTGTTTATAGAAATTTTGATATAACATTGTTGATTTCGTTCTTGTATTTCAATATATCAAGAGGTCTATCAAAATTAATTGCAGTTTTCTCATCATCATTTAAAATGAATTGTGTTTTCGTATTAGTAAAATATACTCTCATTATCCACTTTCTGATATTATCATCCAAAAGTATATTAAAATAGCTACGATTATCTCTATAATGAATTCTATCTGGTTCAATTATTTCTGATGCAGTGACTTTTACCATTGAATATGATTCTAATTCTTCAGGTGTTGTTATAATTTCTTGTTTATGATCAGCTTTGACTTCTTCTAAGTTTTCAACTTCAGATTCGACATTTACTACTTCGCTCTTATTGTTAGAATTCAATGCTGCATTCAATCTATCTGTAACTTTTTCGTTAATGAATATATTCAAAGCATTTTTTACTGTTGGTGTAAATCTATCTATAACTGTTTTAGTTTTAACTCCTTCATACACCTCATTTAATAAGTACTTAACAAAATCTTCTTTTGGATTTTCAAGCTGTTGAGTTAAAAAACCTTTTAATAAATTCATATACTTCAGTTCATAAGCCGAACTAGAAATATTGTTTATATCAAAGTTTTCTTTTTTAAATTTAAATAATTCCCTTATAACATTTTCTTTTAATTTCAGTAAATTAACTTCTAAAAACGGCTTTGAATCCATTTTATTTGGTTCTTCTAAATCAGTATAGAAACGATATTCTATACCGTTTGTTAATATTCCGAATTTTGATGTACTTGTACCGAAATATCTAAAAAGTTGAGAATCATGATTATGTAGTTGTTCGTTTACAGATTTACATTCAATTAAAATGAGAGGGTTTTCTTCAGAAATAATAGCATAGTCAACTTTTTCACCTTTTTTTATTCCAACATCAGCGATAAATTCAGGTGTAAACTCCATAGGATTAAATACGTCATAACCTAATGTTTGAAAAAAAGGTAATATTAAAGCGTTTTTTGTCGCTTCTTCAGTTTTGATATTCTCCTTTAAATTAACTACTCGTTCGCTTAATTTTTCTAATTCTTTAATAAATTCATTCATTTTATAATCTCCTTTAATTAAAATAATTTCTGACTTGCTACAACTCTACCTACAACTTTTACTTCATCGTTTTTGCCGTAAACTTGTGGGTAATGACTTTGATTATTAGATTCTGGTATTAATATGATTTGGTCACCGTTGTATCTAATACGTTTAACAGTTGCGTTATAGCCATTAACCATAACAACACCTAACTGACCATTTTCTACTACCGAGTCCTTTTCAACTACCACAATATCGCCGTCTTGAAAAATTTTATCCATGCTATCACCAGTCACTTTCAAACCGAATTCTTCTTTATCTGAATTAAGTTTGTTAGTTGCGAAGTATATGTAATCGACTAAATTTTCTTCACTATAGATAGGTAATCCAGCAGATATTTTTGAAACAACCGGAATCTTTTTGACTGGAAGGGTTTCTAACACTTGTTTTTCTTTATCTTCTACTAGATCAGCTTTAGTAACATTAAAGTAGTCAGCGAGTAATTCTATTTTGTCGATACGTGGGTATGTTTTCGCATTTATCCAATCCGATAAAGTTGTATATTTTACCTTTAAATCATTTGATAGTTTTTTTCTGTCAATATTATTTTCTTTCATAAGACGAGAAATATTTTTAGCCATTACTTGTTTATTACCTAGCATTTATTTTCAATCCCTTCATCTAATAACTTAAATTTATTATACGACTATTCCGTAAAATATACAAGTGAAAAATAAAAAATACGGTTTAAGTGTTGACATTACGTTTTAACCGTAATATACTTAGGTCAGTTCTTACAACAGGAGGTGACATAAATGGTAAGTGTGCAAGTAGAAAAGGAACCGTATACCTTAAAAATGTTGCGAGCGAAATACGATTTAACTCAAGCACAAGCGGGCGCTAAAGTAGGAGTTTCAGCAGATGTATGGCACAACTGGGAAAAAGCAAAAACATTCCCTAACATTCCACAATTACAAAAAATAGAAAAAGAATTTAACGTCACTTATAATGACATTATTTTTTTAACTAATAATAACGGTTAAACCGTAATATGGGAGGTGATAATAATTGAACGAATTACAACTAAGTAACGACCTAACAACTATTGAAACTGAAATCAAAAGCTATCAAAACATCGCTGGTCAATCTATTTTCGAGATTGGTCGAAGATTAAAGCATGTTAAAGAAAATGACCTAGCTCATGGAGAGTTTGGTAAGTGGTTAGAAAATATGAATTTTAACCATAGTACTGCAAACAAAATGATGAGAGTTTCTGAAAAATTAAATTCGTATACGTATACGAATTTAGGACTAAATGCTTTAGATATGATAGCCACTCTACCTGAACCAGAACGCACCAAAGAACACACAACATCAAGTGGAGAAACAAAAACACCTGATGAGATGACGGTTCGAGAGTTACGTGAGTTAAAGAAACAACTCAAACAACGTGACGAACAAAACGCTCAACTCCAATCCCAAGTGGAACAAGCGCAACGTTCAGAGTCAATTGCACGTAAGCAACTCGAAGATGAACAGAATAAGGAGCCAGAAATAAAACGTGAAGTAAAAGAAGTTATTCCACCACATGTTAAAGCTCAATTATCAGATAGACAACAAATGATCGATGCAAAAGATAAGGAGATAAAACGACTTCAAGAACAATTATCAAAAGCGGAAGAGCAAAAGCAGAAATTTGAAAAACAAGATTATCTTGAAGAAGACGAGCAAATAGCATCTATAAATTTTCAAGTAGAATCTACAGTTTTAGAAATTAAAGATAATATAAATCGCTTTTTAAATGAAAATGCATCAACTGCATTTAGAGAGGCTGCAATTGCTAGAGCAAGTAAAAAAACAAAAAATCAAATTTATGACGGTGTGGAAGAGTTAGAAGCGTTTTGTAGAACGATGAGACAATCACTCAACTCTAATGTCATTGTAGGAGGTTAACATGCTATTAGATATTTTTAAAAGTAATGAAGAAAAGGCAAAACAACTTTCAGAAGACACAGGATTAAATCCTGAACAAATAAATCAAATTGTAGATGCAACGCTTAGAACAGCCTTTGGAGAATTAAGAGGTATTTTTGAACAACAACAAGAAAATCATGAAAGTACACAAAATGCTTTAAGAGCAACTTATAAACAAAACGCTCAAATTTCAAATAAATTAGACGAAACTAACAAACGTATAGAAAACGTTGAAGGTGAATTTTTTGAAGGTAAAGAAGAAAAAGCTTTAAAACATACTATTGAAAAGAAAGCTAAACAAATCATTGATAAAAAAGGTAGTCAGATGTCAATCAATTTAAACATTGAAGAAAATTATTTGAATATCTATGAGCAAGTGGATGCTAAAGAAAAACAAGACGCTCAATACAAAAGAGATTTAGGTAAATGCAAAAACAAAATTCTTAAGTCGACACTTAAATATGCTGGTTACAAAGGTAACGCTTCATATAGAGATATTAAGAAAAGAGATTTAGACAGAATACTTTCTTATATTTTGAATTTAAAAGCATCACAAATCGAAATCTAGGAGGAACGATATGACAAATGAAGATGCAATAAAAGTTATAGAACTTCAACGAGAACACAGCAGGCTTTTAGGCCAAATTGAAGCGTACAACAAAACTTTATCTAAAGTTGAAGAGGCCAGAAAATTGTTTAACGGATTATTTGATGAAACGGAAGATAAAGGTGTGTATGCAGGTATAACTGTTGTTGAAAATAAAGTAATCGTTGAGTGTCAACAAGCTATTAAAGAGATAAAGAAGGTTGAAAAAGATATTGATGTAATTGCTGGAATTGAAATTAACGATACAGTAACAGATTTAGAAGAATGGAAGATGTTGAATCATTAACATCCTACCCACAATCGAACAAACAACTTAAAGGAGGTGAAAATTATGGAAGAAAAAAAGTTAAGTAGAAATCAGATTTTTAATGTTTATAAATTGAAAGAACAAGCATTCGAAGAATTTTACTCACAAGAACACCAAGAGTTAGCTAATGAAATTCTTCAATCAATAAAGAAAAAAGAACCAACGTATGAGGAAGCATACGCGGTCCTAAATCTCGTTCATGCAAAGTTACAATTCGAATCTAATTTTGTTCATGTTTTACCAAATGTAAAGAAATGAATTCTAAATCATCATCATCGATTTTTATGATTGGTATATTCCAGCTTTTGTCTAAAGATTGGATGTTATATGCATAATCAGAGAAATTCATATCAAAATTATAAAAATCATCGTTTTCTAATAGATAAAGCAATAAGTGATTAATTTCTTGTTCTTTGTAATGTTTTAATAACTGTTTGAATTTAAAACTATCTTTTAGTGCGCTGTATCGAGAGTTGATTTCCATATAAACTTTTTCTTTGTCATCTGAAATTGAAGAAATAGTCTTAGGTTCTGAAAGATAAAATTCACCATTCCATTCATAAGGAATTAGAAAATCTAAACTCACTAATTGATTATTCCACTTGCAAATTAGTTTGTAAGAAAAATCTAATTCTAGATCATTACTAATTAATTTAAGTAAAGCGTCAATACACTTTAATTTTTTATAATCCATTTTTATCACCTCCTCATAAGGAGTATAGCAGAAAGAATTATAAAAATATTAATACCCACAATCGAACAAACGAATTAAGGAGGCATTTATGAATATCAACGTATGTGGTGTGAATTACAACATAGTTCAAGTAGAAGAAGTTGATAATGATCCAAGTTGTTTAGGTTTATGTATTTATAGAGAAAGCTTAATACAGATTAAAAAGAGTTTATCAACTGAACGTAAGAAGCAAGTTTTCATGCATGAATTGTTACATGCGATTTTATATGAAGCTGGTTATGAAGAACACGATGAAGAACAAGTAAAAAACTTATCAATAGTGTTTAACCAAGTTTTAAATCAAAACGATATAAAAGCCACTCTAAACAAATTAGAGCAGCTTTCATCAAGTTAATGTTCTTTACGAACTCCCTTAAACGGTTTTGAATCTGATTTCATATCCATAAATCTACCAGTTTCAGAATTACGTTTGACGTAACGTTTTGTTTTAGGGTTTTTAACTTGAGAACGACTTTTTACCGCACCTTTACGGCGTCCATCTTTAGGTGGGTTCTTAGCCATAGGCACACCTCCCTTCATAAAGGGATAACCAAATTATACACGAAAGGAAAGAATGAAATGGTACAAACTATCCAAGTAACGGTAGAACTACCAGAAAATTACACGCTTGTTGAAACAGAGTGGTTGAATAAACAACTTAAAAACACCTTACCAATTTATTGGAATATGGAAGATTTGAGAAAAGAAACTCGAATGTCGGATTACCTTATTAATAAGAAAATATTAGATCGACCTGAGTTTCAGAACGAGTTAAAGCATATTTGGTTTAAGGGTAAAGGTGGTAGCTCGTCGCATAGCTTTGATGCTAAAGGCATGAAAGAGTTTTTAGAAAGAAATAAATACAAAATTAAGGGGGTACTCAAATGAACAAACTACAGCTTATTAAAATAGCACTCCTAATCATCATCTTGGCGGAGGAGATTAGGAATGCTAAGGGCGGAACTTTTCAAAGTTATAAAATGTGTGGAAAGTTTAGGGGATAAGTATTAATTATCCATACTATCTAAAGCGCCTTTTAAATATTTCAAATGACTAGCGACAATTTTAGAATCCACCATATTAACTTTGCTTACCACAGTTCCTTGTGGTCCATGTGTAGTAAGTTTTGAATTATGTTCTAAGATAGCAATCATTAATTCAGTAGCAAGTTCTTTGTTACTTTTGCTCATATTTTTCACCAACCTTTCATATTAGATAAAAAGATTATAGCACGAAAATACGGAGCAAAACTTAAACGGTTGAAGATATACCAGTATACAAGAAAGGAGGTTTCTTATGACGAACTCACATAAAACAATTTTAATCAGTGGCATGATGTTCAACGTAGTATTTTTCCTACTCATGCTAGCAGAATTAGTGATAACTAAAGCAGCAGGATATGCGTTATTCAGTGCGATAGCGACATATTTATTCTTCGAATATGTGTACTACGCAAAAAAGACTGAAACTCACGGCAATGAGTAACAGTCAAGAAAAGGCATTTGGATAATTATCTAACTTGAAAATAAAACAATATCTGGAGGATGTCAAATTGAAACAACACAAGTTTAAGCGTATGGCCTACGACTTAATGGAACTTATCCCAACTAATAGATTTCAAGTCGATTATAAATACAGCATTATCTGGTTTGCACATTTCGATGAAAGATACACAAATGGCGTTAAAACGTTATGTATGGACAATGTCGTCGATGATGAAAGCAGCATGCTAACTAAATTTGAACTAGCTAAAAAAGTAATCAAAGGGGAGGCATACTTAAATGAATGAATTGCAATCTCAAGAACTAGAAAACATTGAGCAAGACGAAAGATTTACAGTAACAGACTTAGACAGTGCTAATTGGGTGTTCAAAAAATTAGACGCTATTAATTCAAAAGAAACTGAAATTAATAATTTAGCAGATAAAGAAGTTGAGCGTATTAATCAATGGCGCGAGAAAGAAGTTGAGAAGTTACAAGGTAGCAAAGAATATTTACAAAGTTTAGTAATTGAATATTACAGATCTGAAAAAGAAAAAGACGCTAAATTCAAATTAAATACACCATACGGCAGAGTTTTATCACGTAGAGGCTCTAAAGTTATTCAGGTTAGCAATGAGCAAGATGTCATTAATCAACTAGAACAAAGAGGCTTTAACGATTATGTCAAAGTTACTAAAAAACTTAATCAAGCAGATATCAAAAAGGACTTTAACATTGCAGATAATGGCACTCTAATTGACGCAAATGGCGAAGTGTTAGAGGGAGCAAGTCTTATTGAAAAGCCAACATCTTATTCAGTAAAGGTAGGCGATTAAGATGACTGAAGAAAAAGAAGAACAAAACGACATCTTAAAAAAATTGAAGATTAATAATATTGCTGAAAAGAATAAAAAGAAATTCTATAAATTTGCTATCTACGGAAAAATTGGTACTGGTAAAACAACGTTTGCAACTAGAGATAATAATGCGTTTGTTATTGATATTAATGAAGATGGAACAACTGTTGTTGATGAAGGTTCAGATGTAGCTATTCAGAATTATCAGCACTTTGTATTAGTTATCCAATATCTACCTCAAGTTATTAAGCAGATGAGGGATAACGGACAAAAAATAGATGTAGTAGTCATTGAAACTATCCAAAAATTAAGAGACATGACGCTTAATGATGTTATGAAGAACAAAGGTAAAAACCCTACTTTCAACGACTGGGGAGAAGTAGCAGACAGAATTGTCAGTATGTATAGATTGATTGCTAAGCAGCAGGAAGAACATCAGTTTCACTTTGTTATTACTGGTCATGAAGGCATTAATAAAGACAAAGACGAAGAAGGTAGTACGATTAATCCTACTATAACAATTGAAGCCCAAGAGCAGATTAAGAAAGCTATTACATCTCAAAGTGATGTGTTAGCTAGAGCGATGATTTTAGAACATGAAGAGAATGGCGAGAAAAAGAAAGAATATGTTTTGAACGCCGAACCTTCCGGAACGTTTGAAACAAAGATAAGACATTCTCCTTCAATAAAAATTAATAATAAAGTATTTATCAATCCAAGTATAAACGACGTAGTACAAGCAATTAGAAACGGAAACTAATAAAAACTAAAAGGACGGTAATTAATTATGAACTTCAATTTAAATTTACAAGGCGCGCAAGAATTAGGTAACTATATGCAACCAGGACAATACAGTGTGAAAGTTAAAAACTTCGAAAGTAAAGAAAGTAAGAATGGACATCCACAGTTAGCGATCACTTTCACTCATAAAGAAGAGGGGGAATTCACTCATTATGCTAACGGAGATACTTCAAATGACTTTGCTAAAAACTGGTTATACACATTCTTAAAAGCGTTAGGAATTCAAGATAACAACGGACAATTTAGTTTTACTGAAAGAGATGTAATCGGTAAGCCAATCAATATTGAACTTGAACGTAAATACAATGACTATACAGAAAAATGGAATACAGTTTTAAAACGTTTTTGGAAATTCGAAGGTACTCCGGTATTTGAAAAGGTCGGCATTAAAGAAAATGAAAAGAATGAAGGTAATGAACAATCTAGTAAACCTAGTTTGAATAGCTCAGATAATCCTTTTGCAAATGCGAATGGTCCAATCGATATTTCTGATGATGATTTGCCATTCTAGGGCGTGATTAAGTGTCACAAATTATTAAGTACCAACGTAATAATAATGGTTTATACGACGTAGTTGTTACTGATGTAGAAATACCAGAACAAGCTATTGATTTATTAGATTTAAAACAACCTATTGATGTTGATTGTTCAGTGATAGATCCAAATTCTATCACTGGCAAACAACGCAGATTGATATTTGCATTATGCAATGACATTGAAGACTTCACAGGTCAACCTCGTGACTATATGAGGGATTTATTCCAAGACTTTGTAACGTTCTATTATGGATACACCGAAAGAGTTTCGTTGAGTTATTGTACACGTGAACAAGCGGGTCAAGTTATTGATTCAATTATCCAATGGGTGTTTACAAATCATATACCTATTAACTATAAAACAAGCGATTTGATGAAAGATAATAAAGCATTTCTATACTGGGCAACTGTAACTCGGCACTGTGTCATATGTGGTAAGCCACATTCAGACTTAGCACATTACGAGACAGTTGGCAGAGGAATGAATAGAAACAAGATTAATCATTACGATAAGCACGTACTAGCGTTGTGTAGACCTCATCATAACGAACAACATGCAATCGGCGTTAAGTCATTTGATGATAAGTATCACTTGCATAACTCGTGGATAAAAGTTGATGACCGGTTAAACGCAATGCTGAAAGGAGTTAAACAAAATGAAATCAAGAATGATAAATGAGATAGATAGAATGCATATAGCTCAAAGGATTAATGCGCTAAGACTTGAAGCTGAACTATCGCAAACAGAATTTGGAGAACGCGTAGGCGTTGGAAGATTAGCGGTTAACCGTTGGGAAAATAGAGCACAATTACCAAAAATGGAAACAGTTAGAAAGCTTGCTGAAGAATATAACGTTACGCCTCAATGGATATTGTACGGGGAGTGAGAAACATGAGCGACAAAGTAAAAACTAGCATTACTGGTTACGGTCTTGTATTTAAACGAGTAATAAAAGACAGAAATATCAGTATAGAAGCTAAAGCATTGTACAGTTACTTATCAGCTTATGCTGGTGCAGATGAAAGTTCGTTTCCTAGCGTTGAATTGATAAAACATGAACTCAACATAGGAAAGCAACGTTATCAACGGGCTAGACGTGAGTTGGAAAATGCAGGTTATTTACAAGTTGATAGAAAACAAAATGGAAATATCTACGGAAGTAATCTATACACACTGTTTCATAGTCCTCGACAGGTTGATATCCGACCGGTCGACAGTCAACCGGTTGAAATTCAATCGGTCGACAGCCAACCCACTACAAATAACAGTATTACAAATAACAATATAACAAGTAACAGTAAGACAATTAATAATAGCGCAACTGACGTTACGCGTGAACGCTTTGAGGAATGGTGGAAACTTTACGGTAAGAAAAGAGATAAAAAGATTTCCTTTAAAAAATTCGAAAAATGCATCAAGAAACATTCATTCGAAGAAATTATGGAAGGTACACGTATGTATCTGAAAACTATTAAAGATAAGCAGTATCAAAAAGATCCTAAAACATTTTTACACAATGAAAGCTATAAGAATGATTATAGTGATGTGATAAAACAAGAAACTAGTAACCAATACACAGACGCATTCAATCGTGCAGCTCAAGCACAAAGTGTAGAAAATCTACCGTTCTAAAGGAGGGATAACGTGCAGTCATTCGGAGAAATAGCTAATAAAGTAAGTTTCAAAAGCAAAATAGTTAAACAAGAATTAGGTTTGAAATGTGAAAGATGTGGTCGTAAGTATGATTACTTTGAATTTGATAATGACCAAGTAGTTAAAGACGGTTGTGATTGCGAGATGATAGCACTCGCTAAACAATCAACAGAAAACTATTACAAAAAGCAACGCAAGATTAAAGCAGAACGGATTTTTAACCAATCTATCATGAATGAAGATTTAAAGAAAGCGTCATTCGATAATTACGAACCTACTAATAAGCAACTAGACTACGCAAAACAGTTATGTCAACGGTACGCTAGCAACTTCAATCTTGATAACAAACAGTCACTACTCATACAAGGTTCATTTGGTACAGGTAAGTCACACTTGTCTATGAGCATAGTTAAAACAGTAAAAGCTAAAGGGTACACGGTACTTTACATGAACGTACCACAACTTATATCAACAATTAAGAACACATACAGTAATCAAACAGCTATGACTGAACAGGAACTAGCAAGAATAGTAAGTGATGTCGATTTAATGGTATTTGATGATTACGGTATCAATATGAATGATTTTGCCACTAGTAAAATGTTTGAACTTATTGAAAGCAGAGTGGGCAAGCATAACATTTTTACAACTAATTTAGATGAAAAAGAAATGACAGGAAATAAAAATTTACAACGTATATTCAGTAGGATCATGAGCAACACAACATTAATCAAAATGGACGGCCAAGATTATAGAACAAGGGGGCTGAAATTTTGATTACAAAAGATGATATTAAGTTAAATCTTGAGTGTTCGGATGTGTATGCTCAGAAACTCATAGACTACACATAAGGCGATATGGATAAGCTAGAGAACTTATACTACCAAAAACTTGCAGAACGTCATATACGCGTCGCTATCGTCGAATATTAGGAGGTGCCACATGGGGTTAAAAGATAAGTTTTATCTGTTCGATAACAAAGGTAACAAAATGCTTAGCGTTATTCCTAGAAACCACGACAGACTATATCGAGTGAGTGGCATTATACGCACTTACTATGAGGGCAAACGTTGGTTTTTAAATAAAGATGAATTAGAAACATTTATCAAAAACGAAAATTTGAATAGAGGATATCAAACGTCACTATTCGAATATTTATAGAGGTGGCAACTTTGGAAATAACAATCAATTTTAATGATGTGTATGAGGCGCCTATTGGCTCACCTCGTCCACGTTTTAGGAATACTGGTAGATTTGTACAAACCTACATGCCAACGGCTTATACAAAGCACAAGGAATACATCAGAGAGCAAATGCCAAAGGCAATGTTGAACACACAATTAAAAGTGTCGCTTTACTTTTACTTCACACCACCTAAAAGCTGGTCAAAAAATCAAAAGTTAATTGCAATTGGACAATACAAACGTACTAAACCTGATATAGATAACTTAATTAAAACAGTATTAGACGCTGCAAACGATCATGTATGGAAAGACGATAACCAAATCGTCGAAATACACAGTTTCAAACAATATGCAGAAGAACCGAAAATAATTATGAAAGTTGAGGAGGTTCAATAATGCCTAAATTAATCGTTGATTTTGAAATTAAAGGGCAAGCTATTATATCAACAGACAATAATCCAACTGACGAAGAGATGCAGCGCTTAATAGATGTAGCTTATAAAAATGTAGATAGAGACATTCTTAATGAAGCAGATTTCGACAACGAAAAACTTTGGATAGAAGAAGCGTACTGGAGTTGGTAATTATGCGTAAAAATACTAGAGCAACTCATGTTTATTTAAACGGGGAGCGTATCTCACTTAGAAATGCAGCGAAAAAATATAACGTACCACATACTACTTTGCGTGGTCGATATAACAGAGGATTAAGAGGCCCAGAATTAATATATGGAAAAGGAGTGTACAACTATGGTGCAAACGTACGAAAGAAATGAGAAGACATTAACGTCTAAGCAGTTATACGAAATTGAACAAGCAGAAAAACGACACGAAAGAGAACTAGAGCGTAAGCGTGACGCAAAGCGTAAAGCAGGAGTTAAACGTAGTTTAGAGCTTATTAAAAAATACAGAGTACAAAGTAAGTATTATAACGATTTAGTACAAAATAACTTAATCGTAAAACTAAAAACCGACACTTACGGTCGAGTGCAAAGGGGATAGGAATATGACAAGTATTAAAGATTTGAAAGAAGGCGATTGGGTTCAGTTTATGTGTGATAATCAACAAACGCAATATGGAGAAATTGAACTTTTTGTTGAAGATATGATTTCAAATGTTTTGGGTGCGAAATTAAAATTACCTAACGGACAAACTTATATGCTAAAAGATGACGATGATTTCGTAAAAGTTGATCCACCATTTAATTTTAAAGTGGACAACGTACATCAACCGGCACATTACCAATTTGGTAAATTTAGTGCTCATGTGATTATTGAGGCGGTAGGTAAAATATACAAATCGGCGTCAGTGTTCTATCACGTAGGTAACGCGCTTAAATATTTAATGCGAGCGCCACGTAAAAATGAATTAGAAGATTTAAAGAAAGCACGTGAAAGCGTTGATATGGCAATCAATGTGTGGGACGAAAGGTAATGGAACAACATATTAAAAGTAGTAAGGAGTGTATGAATTGATTCCTAAATTCAGAGAGTGGGATAAAGAAAGACACGATACAGAATATGCAGAGGGTATGAGCTATGGTGAGCAAAAAGATTTTGATATGGGTTTTTCTATTTGGTTTGACCATATGGAAGATTTAGATTTAGTCAATGATGACGGTAGTATAGATAGGGTTGTTATGATGTCGTCTGGTTTAAAGGATATGAGTGGTAATGAATTATATGAAAAAGATATTGTCAGAAATTCATACGGAGAAACATTCTTAGTGGAATGGTTAGACGGAGGATTTATTTTAACTGAGTATTATAACGGCGGTTATGATCATTTTATTATTGTTGATTCGACTGAATATGAAGTTATTGGCAACATATACGAAAATCCAGAGTTATTGGAGGACGATTGATATGTATACCAGAGAAAGAGAAACAATATCAACGATGTTAACAAATCATATTGAAAGTGAGCGCGACAATTTCCGTAAGCAAAGAGACGAACTCATCAATGATATAGCTAAGTTGCGTGAGCGTAATGCAGAGTTAGAGAAGAAAGCTAAGGTGTTTGAAAATATAGTTGATGCTGTAGAAGAAAGTGCTAATTCGTATGAGTTGGTTGCAAGAATAAAATTAGAAGTTTTGAATTATCAAAAATTGGAGCGTGGTAGCGATGAAAGCTGAAAGTCACATGCAAATGATGCAAATGATACAAAACTGTGTAATCGAAAAATACGTGACACATGACGATTACGTAGAATTAGTGGCTAGAGATAAGCGCGGTAATAAAATGGAAATTAAATTTTATCCAAATAAGGAGGAACAATAAATGACTAACACATTAGATCAATTAGAACAGATTATCAGACAACAGTTACTTACAGCATATCATCAATATGGTTTCAACAGATATTTAGGTTGGGACAAGGGAAATATTCTTATCGAAATTGACACATTAGAAAAATTAGTAAATGAAATTTGTGAAGTTAAAGGTGTAACAAAAGAACAATTTATATTAGGGAGAAATGATAATGAATAAAGAACTAGAAATTAAATTATTATCAGAAAATGCGACTATGCCGAAGAGAGATAGATTAGATGCTGGGTACGATATCTATTCAGCAGAAACAGTAATACTTGAGCCACAGGAGAAAGCAACGATTAGAACAGACATCGCTGTGAACATTCCAGAGGGCTATGTCGGTTTACTAACATCAAGAAGTGGTGTAAGTAGTAAAACACATTTAGTGATTGAAACAGGCAAGATAGACGCAGGTTTTCAGGGAAATATGAAGATTAATATTAAGAATGATTTTGAAAGGAAAGATTTGAAATCTTTTGTGTTGAGAGATATTAAAAATAAAAGAATTATTTGTAGTAACAGTAAAACTAAAGAATATCAAAGTTACAAAATCAACAAAGGCGACAAACTCGCACAACTCGTTATCGTACCTATTTACACGCCAGAGTTAAAAGAAGTAAAGGAGTTTAGCAATGTGTCAGAGAGAGGGACAGACGGGTTCGGATCAACAGGATACTAAGGATATTTTAGAAAAAGTGAAAGAGGTGCTGGGGAAGTGAAAGAAAAAATATTGAACCAATATATTAAGGAATTAAAAGATAATAAATTAATAAAAACAGAAGAATTGTCTGACAGCTATCATACATTCGGGCAATTATACCATGATAGAGCAATACTTTTTGCGATTATACTAAACAGTTATAAAGAGCGTGCATGGAAATCTAAACAACATCACGACGGAACAATGTTTGGAGAGGCTAACGAGATGTTTATTGTCGGCATTAATACTCCCAAAGGGCAATATACTTATCATTATCATATGGAATATTGGGACAAATATAATGTGAAAGAAGTAGATAAAGCTCCAGAATGGGACGGACACACTTATAAAGATATAGATAGATTGTTTAGTTTGTTAAAGGGAGATAAATAATGCAATTCCTAATCAGAGAATTCACAGATAGCACAGGTTATGTTCATACGCATGTAGAACAACCTAGAGAGAATGAGCGTATGACGTTGGTTGAGGCTGAGAGTAAGGAAGAGGCGTTAAGTAAATTTGAGGAGGAAGAGGATGACTAAATATACTTGCATTAAAACATTTGGAGTAGACGACAAAGTATATATGCCAGGAGATATAATCAACGTTAAAAAAATGAAACATGCTATTACATTTTCAACAGGACCTAAATACAAATATGTTGATGTTAATTCAGGAAGACTAATAAGCAAACGGTCCCTTAAAGATAACTTTAAAAAAGGTGCATACAAAAATGAAATATATAAACGACTATTTAAAATATGGTTCACAATCGCTATGTATGAGCTAGGCAAATATCTAACTAACGAACTGATTGTTAAGTTGCAGAGTGAAGATGATGTGGAAGTGCCACAAGACTTCACACAGGACGATCATATCCATTTGAATGCGGAGGTGAGTGAGTAATGGAATTGATATTATTAACTATTGTAGTGGTGGTTGGAATGATTTGTTATACCGTTTATAAAATAGATCGTAACCGTACGAATAAGTCAGAGAACTATTATTATGCTAAAAAGTTAAAAACGTTCGAAACTAAACCAATGAATCCTACAAAGTGGCTTGATAGTCACAAAAGCCTATCTAAGCCAACGAAAGATAAGGGCACAAGAATACCACCAGGAAAGGATAGTGAGCAATGAACAAATTAATCAATCAAGAATATGTAATTGAAACTAAAGACGGTAACTACTATGAAGAAGAAATACAAGTATTTGGTGGTGACAAACCATTAAGCAACGTGTTAAAAGTTTCACCATATGTAAAAAGAGCCAAAAGGTTTTCAGATATTAGAGAAGCTCACGATACAGCATACGCATATGGATTTAAAGTATTGACGCTTAACACATATCTTGAGGAGGACTAACTTTATGTGGATAACAATATCAATCATCTTAGCAATAGCATTACTGATTACATTAGGTAATAACACAATGTTACGCAATGAAACAGATGCGCTTAAATATACTAACGTATATCTCTTTAGCAAGTTTGTAAGAGAGAGTGATATAGAGGATATTGAACGTGAGATTGAGAGAGTAAAGAAAAGATTTAAGTAATGGAGGCGCTGTATGAAACTAGGTAAGACAGATATACCAAAGCTAGAAGAGTACTGGGAGAAGTACGAAGATATGAAAGGACAATTAGTATTCAGAAGATACGAACTACTCTATCAACCTGTTGATACTAATCATGGTGGAGGTAAGAGTAACTTACCTTCAAGTCCAGTAGAGAACGAAGTAACTAAGTTACATAGCGACTTAAAGTATCTGAACCTACAATCTATCATTCAAGCTATAGAAGATGTATATAACGCTGCAACAGTAGAGCAACAACTAATAGTTAACTATAGATACTGGGAGAAGGACTTAACGGTGTATGAATGGAGCGACATAGCGCACGAGCTAACTAAGCAACGTGAAGATGATAAGGTAATCAGTAGAGATGCAACACTTAGAATGCGCAACAAACTTATGAGAGAAACAGCTAAACGTATTGGTTGGATTAGTTTTGATTAAGCGCACTTCCGACATTGTAGAAGTGCGGGTAGTCAATACCTTATTATGATAGTATCAAACGAATAATACATGAGGCACATCACTCAGTGGTGTGTCTTTTGTTTGGAGTAATGAAGATGAGTAAAGCATATGCAGATTATATAGAGCAACGTACTAAGAACAAAGGTTTCTATTCAAATGCGAAGTGGCGTAAGACAAGACTAAAGGTATTAGCACGCGATCATTTTGAATGTGTCATGTGTAATGCAGAAGGTAGATTGACGATTAATCAGAAACAATCACTAGAAGTTGACCATATTAAAGAGTTAGAAATAAGACCAGATTTAGCATATGAACTTTCTAATCTAAGAACACTATGTAAATTCCATCACAACAAACGACATGGCAGATTTGAACATAATCCAAACAATCGTAAAAACAAATTTAATGATGAGAACTGGTAAAAAATAAATATAATTAAAAAAATGAAAAGTGTAAAAAGTGTCTAATACCCCCGGGTAAAATAAATCAAACCACAAAAGGAATCGCGGAAACCGGCGCTTGGGTCAACTATCCAACTATAGCGTTCAAAAACACACGTTAGGGGGATTGACAAATTGCATTTTATTAAAACAAAAAATTAGGAAAGGGGGAGGGGGTTCTTGAAAAATGATAAGTATCTAAAGGACAAATTAACACCTAACCAAATTAAAAAGATTAATGCTTCTGAAGATTACTTAATGGCACAAATTGATAAAGAAAATAATGTTGAAATTGAAAAAGTGGAACGTTACATTAACTTATTAAAACTATTTTACGCTTTGGATGTTTACATTGAGCAATCAGGGCCAATTACAGTAGTTAAAAACGCTAATCAAGAATATGTTAAATCTAATCCGGCAATCGCTGAAAAGAATAAAGTAAGTGGTTCGCTTTTAGCTATTGAAAAATCGTTCAATTTAGAACGAAAAGCAGAAGAAAAGAAAAAATTAGAACAATCAAAAGGACCTGAATTAACATGAAGATACCTACATATGTTACGGACTATATCGAAAAAGCAAAAACCGGCCATGTGATTTTTAATAAAGAACGAATAAAGCTCATTTCTTTTCTAGAAGATAACATTTTACAAAGAGATGACTTGTATTTTGATGATCAACGCATTGAAGATTACATTAAATTCAGTGAAAAATGGTTTTTCCCATTACGTGACTTTCAAAAATTCATTTCTTGTTTTGTTTTTTTATATGAAGAAGAGAGTAAAACGCCTTATTTTTCCGAGTTTTTCATCTCAATGGCTCGTGGGGGTGGTAAAAATGGTTACATTAGTACATTAGCCGCTTTTTTTATGACGCCATTGCACGGCATACCTAAATACAATATGTCGGTTGTTGCAAACAGTGAAAAACAAGCCTTGGTTAGTTTTAGAGAAATCTATGAAATGATTGAAAGTAATAGTTTATACGTAACATCTGAAAGACCTAATAATCCATTTTATTTAAGCAAAGTCTATGTAGAAGGCATTAGCACTAAATCACAATTCTTATTTGATACATCTAACGAGAAAACAAAAGATGGTGCTCGTGAAGGTTGTATTTTTTTTGATGAAGTACATGCATATGAGAAGGACTCAATCATTAATATTAAACGAAGTGGTTTAGGTAAAGTCGCACACCCTAGAACTTTCTACATTGGTACTGACGGATATGTTAGAGAAGGCTTTTTAGATAGATTAAAAGAAAGAGCAGATAATGTATTGAAAGGTTTAAGTCCTGAAGATAGATTGTTCCCATTCATTTGCAAAATTGATGAGATTGAAGAAATTGATAAACCTGAATTGTGGGAAAAAGCGAATCCGATGTTCGAACAACCTAGAAATGAATATGGCAATCAATTATTCAAAGAAGTACATCAACAGTATTTAGGTTTACAATTCAATCCATCTAACAGGCCTGAATTTATGACAAAGAGAATGAACATGCCACAAACAGATTCTCAGAGTGTTGTAGCACCGTGGGATGATATTATGGCGACAAACCGACCAATCCCACCGCTTGAGAATAATGAATGTATTGGCGGGCTTGACTATGCAAGTTTAAAAGACTTTGCAGCAGTTGGTTTATTGTTTAGATCAGGCGAAGAATATATTTGGAAGACACATTCTTTTGCAAGAAAAGGTTTCCTCGACGAATACAAATTAAAGCCACCTATTCATGAATGGGAGAAAAAAGGTTTGTTAACGATAGTTGATGAGCCAACAATTAACCCTAAACACATCATTGATTGGTTTAGTGAAGCGCAAAAAAGTTATGGATTACAAAAGGTCGTAGCTGATAACTTCAGAATGGATCTGTTGCGACCGTTATTTGAAGATGCAGGCATTGAATACGAAGTAATCAAAAATACTAGAGCAATTCAATCCCTATTAGCACCTAGAGTAGAAGATATGTTTGCTCAAAGACACATTATCTTTGGTGAAAACCCCTTAATGCGTTGGTATACGCAAAATGTGGCCGTAAAGATACGCAAGGACGGCAACAAAGAATATGAGAAAAAAGAACCTGTTAGACGTAAAACTGACGGCTTCCAAGCCCTAATACATGCACTGTATAGAGCAGATGATTTAAAAGATTCTAATTTAGAAGAAGAAATTAATTTATTACGTGGCTTGAGATTTTAAAAGAGAGGAGGTTAGAAAATGGGATTGTTTGATAAGATTTTTCAAAAGAACAAAGAACTATCGTGGATGTATGATTTAGAACTGTTACAAGATGTAAGTACAAAGTCTTATATTAAGCAAATGGCACTTAATATGGTCATTGAATTTGTTGCTAGAACGATATCTCAATCTGAATTCAGAATTAAAAAAAATGATAAGACTGTTAAAGATTCAATGTATTATCTTTTGAACGTTAAGCCAAACCCAAATCAAAACGCTACTCAATTTTGGCAAAAGTTTATTTATAAATTATTGATAGACAATGAAGTACTCATCATCAAATCAGATGATGATTATTTTTATATTGCTGATAATTTTGAACGAGAAACAGATTTAGGGTTATTACCACAAAAATTCAATTCTGTAACAATTAATGATTATGTTTATAGACGATACTTTTCAATGGATGAAGTTATCTACCTAGAAAACTCGAATAAAAAGCTAGATGATTTTATGATGGGATTATTTGAAGATTATGGTGAAGTATTTGGACGTATGCTTAATATGCAACTAAAACAAAATCAAATTCGTGGCGTAGTTAATGTTGAGTCAACCTCGTTAGATAATAAGGTCATTCAGGACTATATAGACATGATTTTCAATACCTTTGAGAAAAATCAAGTTGCAGTTATACCTTTAACAAAAGGTTTTAACTACGAAGAGTATTCATCTAAAACAGGGTCAACCGGCAAATCAGATTTTGGGGATTTAAGAGCATTGGTTCAAGATATCTTAATTTACGTATCAAGAGTGATTGGTGTTACACCGTCATTAATTTTAGGTGAGAACGCTGATTTAGATAAAGCAATCGAAGCAACTAATAAATTTTGTTTTAAGCCATTAATGAAAAAACTCGAAACTGAATTAAATGCTAAGTTGTTTGAAAAAAGTGAATATCTAGAAAATAATATGCGTGTTGAAGTTGTTGGTATTGGTAAGAAAAATCCGCTCGAGTTATCTGAAGCAGTTGATAAATTACGTTCATCAGGTACATACACAGGTAATCAAATTCGAGTGATGCTTGGAGATGAACCAGGTGATGATCCACATCTTGATGAATACGTATTAACTAAAAACTATGAAGCCGTAACAGATGAAGGAGGTGAAGCAGAAAATGACCAATCCAATAATTAGGAATGTCACGCCAGTTTTTAGAAACGAAACTAAGAATGACAAACATATTTTAACTTTATCCGGAACAATTGCTGATTTTGCATTTTTTGAAGATACCATTAGTGCAAAAGCAGTTAAAAATGCTTTGGATGATGTTGATAAAGATATTGTTATTCGCTTAAATTCTGGCGGTGGTGATGTGTTTGAGGGTATAGAGATATACAATTATCTTAAATCACTTTCCAATCACGTTACTATAGAAGTCACATCACTTGCTGCAAGTGCTGCATCATTAGTTGCGATGGCCGGGGATAATATTATTATTCGAACTGGTGCAAATATGATGATACATGAGGCTTCAACAATGGCTTTTGGTAACAAATCTGATATTCAAAAAACTTTAAACGCTTTAACTGCAATTGATACGTCTATCGTTGATATTTATCAAGACCGTACCGGTTTAGATAAAGATGAAATTGTTAATCTAATTGCAAACGAAACGTGGTTTACAGCAGATGAAGCGGTTAAAAAAGGTTTTGCAGACGAGAAGTCATCTCGTAAATCAGTTGAAAAACAGGAAGAAGGTGTTGAAAACATGGATAATTCTAAATTTGTTGCTATGCTCAAACAGCAAAGACAAATGATTAGTAACATGATTAACGAAGCGGAAGAAGACGAGCCGAAAGAGCCATCAAGTGATGATTCGTTAGAACAACGTGTCGCTAAAAATGAAAATGACATTAAAAACATTTTGTCTCGCCTTGATAAGTTAGAAAAAGGGGAAGATGACGGCGATGATGAAGAAAAAGAAAGTGGCCAACCGGCACAAAATAAGTTTAAGCGATTCGCATTTTAGATAACTGTTAGCAAATTAAAGCTAATGGTTATTTTTTATGCACAAATTTAAGGAGGAATTAATTAATGGTTATCAAAATTAAAGATAAGTTGAAAAACTATCAAGATCATAAAGCGCATTTTGCAGAATTAGTACGTAATGGCGCGTCTGATGAGGAACAATCTAAAGCATTTGGAGAAATGTTTGATGCATTATCAAACGATTTACAAGATGAGATTACTGCAGAGGTTAACAACCGTGTTGTAGATAATGGTATTTTAGCAAAACGCTCACAAGACCCATTAACTTCAGAAGAACGTAAATTCTTCAATGAAATTAACACTGAAGTTGGATACAAAGAAGAAAAATTATTGCCTGAAACAGTTATTGAACGTGTGTTTGATGATTTAACAACAGAACATCCGTTATTATCTAAAATCAATATTCAAAATGCCGGCTTAGTAACACGTATTATCAAAGCAGATGCAACAGGTCAGGCAGTATGGGGCAAAGTGTTCGGCGAAATTAAAGGCCAATTAGATGCTGCTTTCCGTGAAGAAGAATTTAAACAATCAAAATTAACATGTTTTGTAGTTGTACCTGACGACTTAACAATGTTTGGGCCTAATTGGGTTGAACGTTTTGTACGTACTCAAATTGAAGAAGCTATTTCAGTAGCATTAGAAGCAGGTTTCTTAACAGGAGAAGGTGCTGCTAAAAACCAACCCGTTGGATTAATGAAAGATATTCAAGAAAACGGTGGCGTTGTAGATAAAGCAACTTCAGGCACATTAACTTTTGCAGATGCAGATACTACAGTTAATGAATTAAAAGATGTATTGAAAGGTTTATCTGTTAAAGAAAATGGTAAGCAAGTGAAAATCGATGGCAAAGTCGTATTAGTAGTTAATCCACAAGATTCTTGGGACATCCAAGCACGTTACACATACTTAACTGCAAATGGTGGCTTTGTGACTGTATTACCTTATAACGTATCAGTCGTAACTTCTGAATTTGTGCCTGCTAACAAATTAGTAGCATTTGTATCAGATCGTTATGATGCAGTACGTGGTGGCGGATTAACAGTTAAAAAATTCGACCAAACATTAGCGTTAGAAGATTGTATTTTATACACTGCTAAAACGTTTGCTTATGGCCAACCTGAAGATAATAACGCGTCACGTGTATATGACTTATCATTATCTACTGCAATTCGTACTTCAACACCAGCAGGTGGCACTACAGACGGCAAAGCTCAAGCTTAGAAATGAGTTGGTATTAAATGGAGAACATCAAAATAACTGATGATATTTTGATTGAATTTAAGGAATACACCAAGATTTCTCATGATATGGAAGATGAACATTTAAAACGTTTGTTAGCTATGTCGTATAACAACTTAGCTACAAGGTTTGGCGATTTTGATTTAAATAGTGATTTGAATGGTAAAAACTTAGTCTTTGCACGTGCTCGGTATGATTATGAGGACTTGCTAGAGTTTTTTAACGATAATTATCAAGATGACTTATTACATTTCGGTTTTTATAACATGAAAGAACGTGATGAAGATGAAAAGCAAATTCAAAAAACCATATATCACTACTAAAAAATTAAACACTCGCGTTCATTTTTATTCATATCAAGAGAATGAAGGACCTGAGGCTGGTGTAAAAAGAAAAGAAATTTTATACAGTTGTTGGGCTTATGTTCCGCAGTGGAAAATGATTGAGCTTCAACAGGCTATAGCCAATGGAACAGAGCATGATGTAAAGATTTTTATTCGTGAGACTTATGGTCAATATATCCCGAATGAAAAGCATTATGTGGAAATAGAATCGCCATATATCCAACAAGATTTAAACATTAAATTAGTACAACCTGATGTAGAGAACGAAAAATTCTTAATGGTAACTGCAGGGGTGGTATCTAATGGCCAGTAAAAACTTTTCGGGCATTCGTGCTGAGGGCATGGATGAGCTACTCAAAGAAATGGACAGACGATTTAATAGCAAAAGAATTAAAAAAATCATTGATGAAGCTTTGATTGAAGCGGGACAACTTGTACTAGAAGCGGTCAAAGCTAACATTCGATATTTTAGAGACACCGGAGCAGAATATGGTGAAGCCAAATTATCTAAACCGTATTGGGATAAAGGTGTACGCTCTATTCGTTTATATTGGGAAGGTCCTCATCATCGTTATTCAGTCGTGCATTTAAATGAAAAAGGTTTTTATGCAAAGAATGGTAAATTCATTAAACCTAAAGGCTTTGGAGCGATTGAAAAAGCCTTACGTTCGGCAGAGGTTGCGTTTTATAAAAAGGTACAGGAAGAAGTTGAAAAGTTATTATGATTGATATTTTAAATAAAATTTACGACGTTCTAAAAGATGACGAAAAACTAATGCAATTACTCAATATTAATAACGTTAAGTTCAATAAATATCCTGATGTAAAAGATATAACGCAACCTTACGTAGTGATTGATGATTTCGACGACCCAATACCCGAAGTTCATTACGACGGTGAAAGGATTGCTTATAACTACGTTGTGCAGATTGATGTATTTGTTAAAGCAAGTGATCAGTACAACGCAAGATTACGCAGGAATGAAATATCTCAACGTATTAGTGATTTATTATGGCACAAATTAAAAGCTGGCCAAACCAGCAACTTAGGAAATGAATACAATGAACAATTCGCTTTATATCGTTCAACAAGACGGTATGAGGCGATTTTTTATGAGGAGGAAAATTAAATGGTTAAATACGCTAAAACACCAAAAGCATTTATTAATATCAAAGATTTAGGTTTCGCATTACTTGATACAGATGAGCCAGACGCAATTAAATATTCAAAGGTAACACAAACACGAGGTTTACAAGAAATCTCAGTTGAAACAGGCGGAGAAATTGTTAATGCATATGCAGACGGTACTATTATCGAATCAGGTTCAACTGATGGCGAAGGTAAAGTATCAATGACAATGCACGCATTCCCACAAGAAATTCGTGAGTTAATCTTCAACGAAGTGTACGGAGATGACGGTGTGTTTGAAGAAGAAAAAGGTAAGCAAAATAGATATGTTGCAGTATGGTTTAAACGTGAACGTCGTGATGGCACTTATCAAATGGTTGGCTTAACTAAAGTATTATTCTCAGATCCAAACTTAGAAGGTAAAACTGCAGAAGAAGATTGGGAATTCAGTTCTGAAGAAACAGAAGGTACTGCAATGCACCGTATCAATGATGGTAAACGTAAAATCTTATTTGATAGTGCACGTGAAAATGCTAAAGAAACTGCATTTTTCGAAAAATTATTAAAAGGCGCTTATGACGACAAAGTTGAAGTAGATGCAGCGTCTGCATAGGAGAGATAACTATGGTTAAATTCAAAGTTTTAAAAGATGCAATTAATTTAAAAACTGATAAAGAATATCGTAAAGATGAAGTTGTCGACGAGAAAGTAAAAGAAATTGATGATTTTGAAAAACGTTTGAAAGATAAAGGGTACGAGTTACCATTTTTTGAACGTTTAAAAGAAGATTAAAAAACTGTGGACGGTGTAAAAGCCGTCCTTTTATTTCGAAATAAAAAGGAGTTTTAAGACATGTCAAACAAATTAAAACGTAATTATATTAGATTAGTAGAAAATCCAGAGGCAGAAGAAATTAAATTAGAAACATACGTAACACCTCACTTCATTCCATTAGATGTATTATATGAAGCTACTGATGTTATGGCAGAATTAGAGCAAGCAGAAAACGGTGAAGTTGAATTATCATTCAGAGATCAATTAGATAAATTAATTGATGTGGTAGTTAAAATTTATGGTAAACAATTTACAGCAAAAGATGTTAAAACACGCTTACATGCGCCTGATGCAATCGAAACATTACAAAAACAAGTAGAATTTATTGCTAATGGCCAACAAGACGAGGAAACAAAAAAGTTTATACAGAGCATCAGCTAAATCAGATATCTAAAGAAGATATGACATATAAAGGTATGCAAAAGAACTTAGATAAAGTGGTTAAACAAATGATTGAAAACGGAATGCCTGCCGATCAAGTTCTTAGAATGCCTTTTTATTACGTTCTACAAATACTAGATGAGCGTCATATCAATAAAGTTGAAACTGATGAAAAAGCAGATGCACTATTTTCTGCGTTATAGCCTTAGTCGGAGCACTAAGGCTTATTTTTTATATCTAATTTCTGAAAGGAGGGACAATGAGTGGCCGAATCAAGATTTAAAGGTATGTCAATATTAATGAACATGAGAGACGTTGGTATTGATAGAACCATGAAGCAGATTAAAAATCAATTCAAAACATTAAGTTCAGAAATGCGACGTTCTACTACAAACTTTCAACAATCTGAAAAGAATATGCAATCTTTTCAAACTAGAACGAAAGAGCTAAACAAAGCTATTGATGTTACTGAAAACTCAATGAAAGACATTTCTAGTCAGTTAAAGAAAATGACATTAGAAGAACAACGTACAAGTGTAGAAGCGGAAAAGTTAAGACAAGAGTACAGTAAACAACATAGAACACTACAAATGTATCAACGTCAATTGAATTCAACTGAACAAGAAATGAAGCAGTTTAGCACAAGTTCGAAACAAACATTGTTCTCAATTGAAAAAATTAACAATGTATTAGGCACAATGAAACGTCAATTGAATATTGCTAACATGGCTTTCCAAAGTGCAGAAAAATCAACAAGTAGTTATAAAAACTACTTAACTCAATTGAATACCGTTATTCAAAAGCATCAAAATACGATTAGAGTTTTAGAAAGTCGTTATCAAAAAGTGGTTAGAGAACAAGGTGTAATGAGTAAAGAGGCACTTGAACTTAAAGAAAAGATACTGCAAGAAAAGAATTCTTTAAATCAACTTGATAACCAGTATAAAAAGACAACTGCAGAAGCTAAGCGATTTTCTTTTGAACAAAAGACTTTAACTTCGTCTATGTCTGAAATACGTCAAAAGATGACGCAGTTATCACAATCTCTAACAGTAAGTGCAAACAAATTCAAAATGAGTGGCCAAACTGCACAAGCCTATAAAGCACGCATTGCTGAATTGAATAATGGTATGAAACAACAACAGCTCATTGTTCAAAATTTATCAAGACAATACGACTTTGCTAAAAAGCAATATGGAGCTACTAGTCAAGAAGCTCAAGAATTAAACGTTAAATTGAGTGAGGAACGTGTGAAGTTAAAAGACTTAAACGGTCAATTAACACAAACAACACAAGCACATAATCGTTTAGAAATGGAACAAAAACAAGGCATCTCGTCTATGGCTCAAATCAGAGCTAAGATGTCTCAATTTAACGATACTTTAGCTTTATCTAGAAGTAACTTAACTCGTGCAGGGCAAAGTGTTAAAGCTTATAAAACACATTTAGACACTTTGACTACAAACTTATCTAAACAACGTACTGTCTTACGTGAATTATCTGCACAATATAAGCACGTGGCCAACGCTCAAGGTGAAGATAGTCAAGAGGCTAGAGAATTATCAAATGCTATCACACAACAAAAAATTAAAATGAATGAGCTTGAAAATGAGATAGACGAAACAACAGAAAGCTATAAAAAATTAGCTAATGAACAAAAACAAGCTCAATTATTAAGTGGTAGTGGCTTTGGTAAAGGCGTACAAGCAGTTAATAAGTATAAAGACACGATTAATAACGTTGGATCATCTATGCGTAACATAGGTTCTAACATGTCAATGTACTTTACCTTACCAGTTGTAGCAGGTTTTGGAGCTGCAATTAAAACAGGTGCTGACTTTGAAGGCCAAATGTCAAGAGTAGGCGCAATTGCAGGTTCATCTAAATCACAACTAAAAGCAATGAGCGACCAAGCCGTTGAGTTAGGTGCGAAAACATCTCTATCTGCTTCTGAAGTAGCTAAGGGTATGGAAGAACTTGCAGCACTAGGTATGAATACTAATCAAATTATGAAAGCTATGCCAGGTGTAATTAGTGCGGCTGAAGCAAGTGGTGCAGATTTAGCTACAACTGCTACGATCATGGCATCATCTTTAAATTCATTTAATTTGAAAGCGTCTGATTCTGGCCATGTGGCTGATTTATTAGCAACTGCAGCTAACGATAGTGCGGCAGATGTTCAGTACATGGGCGACGCACTCAAATATGCAGGGACACCTGCTCATTCTTTAGGTGTGACTTTGGAAGATACGTCTGCAGCAATTGAAATTATGAGTAATAGTGGTTTAGAAGGCTCACAAGCAGGTACGGCATTACGTACTTCTTTCATTAGATTAGCAAACCCTACTAAAAAATCTCAAAAACAATTAGACGCATTAGGTGTCTCATTAACAAATTCTAAAGGTGAATTTGTAGGTATGCCTCAATTGATTGGCCAATTTAAAAATGGTCTACAAGGCATGACTAAGGAACAAAAACTTGCAGCAGTTTCACAAGTTGTAGGGACTGAAGCAGCAAGTGGTTTCTTAGCTTTAATTGATGCAGGTCCACAAAAGGTCCAAAAGTATAGTGACTCTCTTAAAAATTCTAATGGTGCATCTAAAGAAGCGGCTGACAAAATGAAAGATAATTTGAAGGGTGCACTTGAACAATTAGGTGGAGCTTTTGAATCATTAGGCATCACAATTGGCACTGCGTTCGCACCTGTTTTAAAAGGCTTAGCAAAAGTTGTGACATTCTTGGTAGAGAAGTTTTCAAATCTCCCAACGCCTCTCATAGTATTAACAACTGTCTTTGCAGGTTTAGTAGCAAGCATAGGACCGCTACTTGTATTAACAGGTGTATTAGCGCATAGTATTGTAGGTATATCAGATGCGGTCATGTTATTAACTGCCACTGAAGGTGGGCAAACCTTCTTTACGAAATTTGGCGCGAACATTAAAGGTATTCTACCTAAAATAAGTGGGCTTATTACAAAAATACCGTTAATTGGTTCTGCGTTCACGTTGCTTAGTGGACCAATTGGTATTGCAGTTGCTGCGATTGCAGCAATAGGTGTAGCTTTTGTCGTTGCTTATAAAAAGTCGGAGACTTTTAGAAACATTGTAAATGCAGTAATTAATCCAGTTAAAAATGCGTTTATTGGTTTATGGAATGTAATTAAACAATTTGGCGCAGGTATTAAAGCAGTGTTTAGTAACGATACTGGCAAAGGTTTAAATATCTTTAAAAAGATTTTACCTGATGAAGCAGCTAGACAATTTACATCTACTTTATTAATGATACGTGGAGCTTATAACGACTTTGTAAACTTCATCAAGAGTATTTCCACGGCAATAGGTCTATACTTCAGAGCCTTTTGGAAAGAAAATGGCGCAAGTATTGTTGCATCATTTAATGTAATTAAAGCTGGCGTCACAATCATTTTAACTACCTTATACAATAATATTATTAAGCCTCTTTTAGCAGGTATAAAAAATGCGTTTTCAATTATATTTGGCGGTATCAAAAAAATTGTTATAAATGTATTTACGGGTATCCGTATGGTTGTTCAAGGTGGCTTAACTGCCATACGTGGCATCATTAATATTTTCAAAGGTTTATTTACTGGCGATTTCTCATTAATGTGGCAAGGTATCAAACAAGTATTTAGTGGGGCTTTATTAATAATAGGCGGTATTTTAAAAGGTACTTTAGCTAATTTTGTTGTTATTGTAAAAACTTCAGGCCAATTATTGATAAATGCGTTCCGTACAATCTGGACAGTTATTAAAAACGTTGTAGTAGGTATTGTGCGAGGTTTAGTTTTATTAGTTAAAGGTTTAATAATAGGGTTGAAAAACACGATAGTAGCAATATGGAATGGTATTAAAACTTTATCTATCGCAATTTGGACTGGAACTAAAAATGCTGTATTAGCAATTATTCGTGGTTGGGTAGCTTTAACTCGTAATAATTTCGCACTTTTAAAAGCTTTCTTATCTGCTTTATGGAACTCAATTAAAAATACAGCTATTCGAGTATGGAATGCACTTAAAAATGGTGTATTAGCTGCAATTAGAATTTTAAATGCAAGTGTCAGAAAAATCTTTTCAGGATTGAAAAATTGGCTATCGAGCACGTGGAATTTTATTAAAAATAGAGTAGTCAATTTAGCTAAAGGTTTATATACTGGTGTAAAAAAAGCCTTTAATAGTCTATGGAATGCGACTAAAAAAGTATTCACTTCTATTAAAAATTTCGCAAGTAGAACTTGGACTTCTATTAAAAATAAAGTTGTAAGTTTAGCTAAAGGCTTATACACCAATGTTCGAAAATGGTTAGTAACTTTAGGTAGAGCAGAGATTAAAATCTTTAATTCTATTAAAAATCATGCCGTAAAAATTTGGACGTCAATCAAGAATAAAGTAATAAGCTTAGCCAAAGGCTTATATAGTAGCGTTCGTAGTACTTTTAATAAATTATGGAACTTTACTAAAAATCTATTTTCTCGTTTGAAAAACTGGTTAGTAAATACATGGCGATCAATTAAAAATAGAGTTACAGATTTAGCTAAATCTTTATGGAACGGTGTACGTAAAACATGGAATAGCTTGAGCACAGGCACACATAATATTATGTCTAAAGTGTCTAGCAAAATAAAAAGCACCTGGAAGGGTATTAAAAATTCCGTAGTAAACACAGTTAAATCTTTATGGAGTAAAGTTAAAGGCACCTTTGTTAATATGCGTGATGGTTTAGGTAATATTATTGATAAAATCAAGAGCCATATTACTGGAATGGTTACGGCAGTAAAAAAAGGATTAAATAAATTAATTAAAGGTGTTAACTGGGTAGCCGATAAAATTGGTATGGATAAAATACCTAGTTTAAAACTACACACCGGTACTGAAAGCACTCATACACAAAATTATGTAACTAACGGTAAAATTAATCGTGATACATTCGCTACAGTCGGGGATAAAGGTAAAGGCAATGGTCCAGGCGGTTTTAGACATGAGATGATACGTTATCCAAATGGGAAAGTTGCTATTACGCCTAACCATGATACAACGGCATTCTTGCCGAAAAACTCTACCGTTTATAATGGTGCACAAACACATAGTATTTTAAGTGGAAATCCACAATTTAAAATGGGAACCCTACCTAAATTTAGTATAGGTACGGCTATTAAAGATAAAGCACATAACTTGTTTGATAAAGGCGCTAAAGCAGTTAAACATACTGCCGGTAGAGCTATGGACTTAGGTGGCAATGCCGTTGATAAAGTAAAAGATGCAGGAGAAAACGTTGCTAAAACGGCAGGCTCTATAGCTAAAGGCGCATTTAAAGGTATTGGTGACGTTATGGACTTTATCGGAAAGCCAGGTAAGTTAGTAGATAAAGTTTTAAGTGCTGCAGGCGTCAATTTTGACTTTGTTAAAGGTGATATTCTTGGCGGTATGATGAAAGCTATGTACAAAAAACTAAAAGCTGGCGTTAAATCATTATTTGATGGTTGGTTAAATGACGCCGGCGGTGGCGATGGTTCATCATTCACAAAATTCCCTATCAATATGGGCTACTATCCAGGTGGTGGTGCACCAGGTTATAGCTTTGGTGGTGGGCATCACTATGGTATTGACTTTGGCGCGCCGTATGGTACAACAATTAATGCTACAAACGATGGTGAGTTAGGAGAGTTACACAACTTTGGCGGTGGTTTAGTTGCAAGATTATTAACTGGACAGTTTACTTTATTCTTCATGCATTTATCTAAAATCTTAAAGCACGGTAAGGTACATGCAGGAGAGCCAATCGCTAAAACTGGTAATAGTGGTAACTGGACGACTGGGGCTCATTTACATTTCCAAGTTGAAAAAGGGCGTCATAACGACATCACTAACCAGGGTACGGTTAACCCACTTAAATGGCTAGAAGGTCATGGCGGTGGAGGAGGTTCTTCACCTAAATCAGGTTCAAAATGGGCACCTCAAATTAAGCAAGCACTTAAAATGAATGGATTACCAACAAGTGCAGCATATGTAAATGCGTGGGCTAGACAGATTGATAGTGAAAGTAGTGGTAACCCTAGAGCAGTACAAGGTGGCTATGTTGATGCGAATACTGGCGGTAACGAGGCTAAAGGTTTAGTTCAAGTTGCTAAAGGCACTTTCCAATCAATGAAGTTCCCTGGACACGGTAACATATTTAATCCGTTAGACAACTTATTAGCCGGTATTCATTGGGCTAAGACAAGATACGGTAGTAGTATGTTATCAGTTATAGGTCATGGACATGGTTATGCAACAGGCGGACTTATCAAAAATTCAGGTTTGTATAACATAGCTGAAGATGGCTATCCTGAATGGATAATTCCTACAGATCCTAAAAAACGTAGTGACGCAATGAAATTACTTGCGCTTGCAGCTAATGACATTGATAAATCATCAACATCGGGCAATAAACGACCAGGTAACTTCAAAACGCCTAATGTAAGCGGAAATGATAATTCCGAATTATTACTACAAATGATTGAACAACAACAGCAACAAATTAATTTGTTAATGGAAATTGCTCGTAGTAATAAAGGAATTGAAAATAAAGACACCAACGTATATTTAGATCCAAGACAATTAAATAAAAGTAATAATGAACAACAAGCTTTGAATATGAAAACTAAATTAATGGGAGGTCGTTAAAATGCCTTTCACAATACATGACCCTAATATGAATAAACTAGAATATCCAGTCGGCGTATTGCCACTGGATTTTTTAGTATCTGCAATTGAAAAAGAAAGATATATAGAAAACATAAAAGGGATTCCAGGTACAGTGGACTATGGTTTTGATTATAAGGAACGAGAAGTGACTCTAAATTTTTGGCTTAGACATTATCACGGCGAGCACGATAGTAAGTTATTAAAGAGTGAGTTATATGCAATGCTAGATAGCCAACCTTATTTTTATGTCAGTGATGACAGATTACCAACTAGAGTACTTAAACTTGCTTTTGATGAGCCTTATACGCCTGATCGTATTAATGGTGCACCAATATCAACGTTAGAATTCAAAGCGCAAATTATAGGCTTACCATTTTGGCGTACGAAGTATACAACACAAGACATTGAAACGTTAGGTTTTAACGCAATCGCCGAAAAGTTTGGTACTGCAGATGGCATTAACATTGATTATCCAAAGTACACATTTACAGAGAATAAATTTACCGTGTGGAATGGCGGAAACGTCACCTTAGATCCATGTAATATGCCTTTGAAAATTAAATTAAAACACTTGGTAACTGATGGCAAATTTAAGTTAACTAACAAGACAACGGGAGAAACGTTTGAATATTATGCACCTCGAACTGGTAATACAGTTGATTTAGACGGTGTGCAAGCATTCGTAGGTTATCAAGCAAATAGGTTAAGAGAAACCAATCGTAAATACATTAGTATTGTACCTGGTAAAAATGAAATTGAATTTAGTGGTGGGACAGTCGATGATGTACAATTTGACTTCCCATTCTATTATAAATAAGGAGTGGTTAAATGGGACGTAGAACGATTGATAGCTTATTCGATAGAAGTAATTTATCAAATGTTAATGATAATTTCTTTGAGTTATATCAAACTATCAACAATATTAATGTAGATACTTCTCAAGAGATAGAAGAACAATTATCTAGTGTGACAGAACAATTGAAGTCTTATTCTAAAGAATTGAATGATTTGAATTTAGTAGGCCTGAATTACAAAATGGGAGAAGATTTATTTAATAAACCACCAGCAGGCATGGATTATTATACTTATGCTAAATTAACAGGAGATACCTATTTTGATAGTCTTGTTAGTCCTTCTAGTGCATCCGATGGGAAACGCGTAACAGTAAAAGCTGGTAGTTATTTCTTTTATAAAATTAAAACGGATAATTTTACAGAGAGTACCTTTACCTTCTTAACTAAAGTAGTGCAAGGTTCTTCAAACAGTATAATCAATTATAGATTTGTAGCAGCAGGCGAGCAAATAGGTTCTGTTTTAACAGAAATCAAACAAATTGATACTGAAAATAATGTTTATGGAATATTAGGCGCTTCTATCGATAAGGGTAAATTATTAGAAATAAGATTTGATAATAGAAATAGTTCCCAAGATATGATTTTGGAGTTCCCAGTTTTATTTGAGGGTGCTGAAATAAAAGAATCTGACACAAATTTAAAAAATATTGAACGTATTATAAAAGAAGCTGAAGAGACAATTAATCAAAACGCAAACACTTCTACTAATACTACTTACTCAGTTCCTGTGAAGACACCAAATGAGTTTGAAATAAAAGACCATGTACTTAAAGATAGAATAATGACAGATGGTAAAGGGAACTTCAGTGTTAATTACGATATAACTACAAATAAATTAACTGGGGGACAAACTTATTACGTCGATATAATCAATGGAAATGATAGTAACGATGGTTTGAGTGAAGAAAAAGCATTAAAAAGTATTCGATATGCAGTAGAGAAATCTAAAGACAATGATACAATATTTATTAAAGAAGGTACTTACTTTAGATATGCTGGCGCATTATTTGCTAAAGATTTTAACAAAAGCTTAAACATAATCGGAGAAAACGATAAAGTAAATATTGTTATAGCAGACCAACCTAACTGGAATAAGACATCGGGAAGAACATGGGTCTATGAGTTCGCTCGTTCCTCTGTAAGAAATGTTATAAATATTGAACTAAATATGCCTTTAAAAAATGTTGGTTCAATAGATGAAGTAGATACAACTACTAACAGTTGGTTTACAGATAATACAAAAGTTTATGTAAATGTAAACGGTACTCCAAATGATAATATCGCTCCGATTATTGCTGGGACAAACTTTCAAGTAAGTACATTATCGAGCAATATTTACATGGAAAACTTAAATTTTATTGGAGGTAATAATGGAGTACAACTAAATATGAGTAAAGGTAACAAAGCATATTTAAAAAATGTCAAGTTTTATCATAGTAATCCTACTTTTAATGGTATAGCTATTGTAGGTGGAGATTTAGCAATATTAGAAAATTGTGAGGCAAGTTACAATAGCTATGATGGTTTTAACTACCATGTAGGCGCTGATGGATCTCTTCCTTTCATTGTTGAAATTGATTGTTTAGCCGTAGAGAACGGTAGTGATAAAGGAACAGCAGGCGTTAAATCTAATAATGGCACAACTACTCATGACGGTGTTAAATCTATCAGGGTAAACGGTTCGTATGGTAGGAATGATGGAGGAAATGTAGCTGATGTAAATAGTGGCACCCAAAGTTGGAATTTAGGTTGTTCCGCATTCGAAAGTTATCAAGGAAAAGATTTCCAGATCGCATCAGGCGCTATTATGTTTCTTGATAACTGTACCGGTTTTGGTAGCGAAAATAGTATCAATGTTGGTAACACAGAGGATACGATTTATACACGTATGGGATATTATCAAAATAAATTAATTGCAGGAAAAGAAATACTTTATTAGTCGACTATTAAATTAGTCGGCTTTTTATTTTAGGTGGTGAACTATGGAAAACTTATTTTTTATTAGAGACTTAGAGGGCGAAGAATACTATTTAGAGGGCACAATTAAACATGAAATGGAATTGAATGGTGATGAACGTATTGATATGGATATTCCATACACGCCAATGAATAGTTTATTTTTAGATAAACAAGATGATTTAAAAATGTGGATTATCCTATTTGAGAATAAAGAGTATCGTATCATCTCTAGCAAAATGAGCGGTTACGGAGATAAATACAAAGTAAGTGTTGTGGGAGTACTCTATATGCTTGATTGGTTAAATACACACCGTGTTTACGAGCGTATCGATGCTAGTTTAACCACAAAAGAGGCGTTTGATATTGTCTTTAATAATACGCCGTTTACTTATGTAATTGTTGACAATGCCCCTAGTGCTAGTTTTGAGGGCATTGGTGAAGGTGCAACGAGATTAGAAATATTCAAAACGTTTATTGAACGCTATGAATATGAGTTTAAGTTAGTTGATAAGGTATGCTACTTACACAATCAAATAGGTAATGACGCTAACTTTGAATATCGTCACAAAGTTAATACCCAAGACATAGAAAAAGAAGTAGATGCTTCTGAGATGTACACGTATATGAGAGGGTATGGTGATTACCGAGAAGATGGTGGTGAAGAAACAACAACTACTGAAACAACGAATTCAGAAACTTCTTCTGGTTATCAAAAGACAAGTGTTAAAGTAATCGAAAATGATAATGAAGAAGATGTGACTAAAAAAGCTAAGTTAAAACGAGAATATACATCACCACTTGCAGCAATCATTGGCATACGTGAAGGTCCTCCTATCATGAATGCAAATATTACTAAACAAGAAACGATGGATAAGCAATTAAAAGAAGCTGTTGAAAGTAGTGTAAACATCTCATTTACTGCTGATATTTATGATATGAGTAGACATGGTTATCGTTTCCAACATGCTGAATTAGGTGACAGAGTATTTTTAGTAGATGAACGTATTGGACTAGATACCGAGATAAGAGTAGTTAAGATTGATAGAGAGATTAATAACGAGGGGTACGTAACAAACGTTGAAATTACATTCGGTTCAGCTAATTTAGCAGATAACTATAGTAGTAATTTATCGACTGCTGCAAAAGATATTCAAGATTTAATTGAAGGGCGTAAAAAACTAAAATTTGATGCACTTGATGTAATTAGTCAATCAATGGTTAAGAAAATACTAAATACTTCAAGCGAACTAGCTTTTGATAGTAATGGTATTCATGCAGTAGAAAAGAATAACCCTAACAATCAGATGACTTTAAATAGCAGTGGCTTAATGCTTTCAACTGACGCAGGAAATACTGCAAGAACAGCGATTACTGCAGAAGGTATTGTGGCAGATGCAATTACTGCAGGCTCGATATGGACTGAAAATGTGAATGTAATTGGTACTGGGGGCTATTTATCTATCATTGGCAATGAATTATTAACCGTAGATCCTAACAGTTTATCCCGTACTTTATTACAACCTACAGGTCTTTCAATCACACGTCCAGACGGCGCAGTCTACATGGTGAATGGTGTACCAAAAATGGACTTAGAAGTTCAAAAAAACTTATTTCATTATTCCACAGTAGAGAACAACGGGCGTTACAGTTTGACATCTGAAACTGAACCACAGGTATTTGAATATTTCTATACACAACATAAAGCTCGTTATTTAAACGTATCTTATGCGATTGGTTGGGACTACAATAATGAAAGTGATGTTGGTGCTGTTGAAATTATTGTTGAAGAATTTGGTAATGGCGATAAAAATAGAACAGCTAGTTATAAAACAATTGCCAAACGTACTGATAATGAAGTGTATGGTGTTATTCAAATTGATTTAGGTGTACCTAACTATGAACCACTTAATTGTTATTTAAAATTTAGAAGAATTGGTGGTACTTCTAAAGATAAAGTTACTGCACGAAGTACCAGAGTGTGTATGAGAGGATGATTAGATGATATGGTTATTATTCATGAAATTAATTGATGGAGAATATTTTATTGTACAAGCTGGTTCAAACATTGTACCGACTGAAGATTTTGATAAAGTTTTGCCTACAACTGAAAAAATTGCACGACAATCAGATAAAGTTTATTTTGATGGTCAAAAATTAAAAGTTAAAGACGGGGAAACCTTACTTTCAGTGGAAGAACTTGACGCACAAAAAGATAGCCCGTTAGAAGCGGATAATAAGGAAGTAACGCCCGTGATTTTTGATATTGATTAAGCCATAGCCAGTGGAAGTTATGGCTTTTAAATTTGAGTAAAGTAGGTGAGGAAATGAACACTCAAGACATAGGAGAAAAAATAGCGTTTGCTATGGTTTCAGGTTATGCTATTTTTGCATTTGTACGAGGTTTATTCTTTTTTGTAGAAGATGATAATGTTTTAAAAGATTCTGATTTTTATACAGTTTTAGATAACGCTATGTCCATATGGATGTGGGGATTAATTCTTATGGTATTTAGCGTCATTTTATTTGTAGGCGCTTGGTTAATACCACTTGAAAAACATCAACAATATTGCAAAGTTTTTCTTGTTACTGGTGGGACAGGCGTTTGTATTATTTACTTTTTAATGACTAGTGCTAGTATGTTCAATGCTATCAACTGGCTCACTTGGGCGCAGTTTGCAGTATTAACTGCAAAGAGTGGAGCTATCGCTATCATTGGAGGAATGATGAAGCATGATAGATGAAAGTAAATTCCTTAAAAAACACGAATTTGAATCAGCTAAAAATAAAATTTATGAACGTATAAATGATAACGATAGAAAACATACTGAAGCCATTAATAAACTAGAAAAAACGGTAGATAGACAAACCTCACTTCAAGAACGTTCGTTTGAGTCACAAGAACGTTCTGAAAAACATTTAGAAAAATTGAGTGGAACAATGGAGCGTTTAGGTGGAGAATTCGTTGATATTAAATATAAAGTGAGAACGCATGACGAAGCGTTAGCTAGCGTTAAAGAAACAATATCTGAAAAGCAAAAAGGAAATGCAGCAATAACTGGTTATATCATTTCAGGAATATTCGCAGTTATAGTTGCAGCAATAGGGTTTGCACAAGTATTTTTCACATAAGTCGACTTCGGTCGGCTTTTTATTATTAAAGAAGAGGTGTTTAGATGGAAAGTATTATCGCATTCGCAACAGTAATTTCAGTTATTACTATTGCATTGACACAATTAGTTAAACAAGCTGGCGTACCTAAAAACATTGTACCTTTAATTGCCATTGGTATTGGTATCGTTTTAGGTGGTATTACAGCATTTATTCCAGAAATCGTTACTGAATTATCAATTGGTGGTCGATTGCTTGCTGGTTTGATTAGTGGGCTAATGGCGACTGGCATTTGGGAAACAGTTCGACCACGTACAGGCTCAACTAAAGATAAAAATAATAAAATTGGTGGAGGTCGTGCATAATGGCAGAAAAATGGAATGGTGTCCCAGTTAAATATGATTTTTTACCGATTGGAACACGTAGAAGTGGGCAACCTTTAACAAGTAAGAAACCTTTATTTGCAGTAGCACATGACACAGGGAATCCAGAAACCACTGCACAAACAAATGTTAATTATTATAAAAACACATACATGATTGATTGGTCATTAGTAGCAAGCGCACATATGTTTGTCGATGATAAAGAATGTATTGTTTGTATTCCAGTTACTGAGAAAGCATGGCATGTATTGTATAACACGCCAACCGACAATCAATGGTACAATGCTGATGCAAATGATGTAGCGTTTGGTGTGGAAGCAAGTTATTTCCCTAGTAGCCAATCACGTTCTCGTAAGTCACTAGATAATATGGCACGTGTATTAGCTTACTTATGCAATTATTGGGATATCGACTACAAAACTGAAGTGCCTGGACATCAAGATATTCAAGTAGACAAAATCGACCCCGGCAATTTATTAGAAGCATGTGGTTATTCACGTAATATTAAAAATCTTGATAAACAAGTGGCAAAATATATTAATGGGGTACAAGAAGGAACAAGCGAGAAACCTAGTGAAAAATTATCAGAAAAAACAAAAGAAAAAGTAACACCATCTCCACAAAGTACAGTCAAATATAAAGAAGCCATTGAATATATGCACAGTCTGAAAGGTCAGTTTGTAGACTTTGATAATATGTATGCTTATCAATGCGCAGATTTAAGTGTAGACTTCATATATCACGTTACCGGTGGAGTTAGGTTTTATGGTAACGCCAAAGAATTGCATACTTTAAATGCCATGCCTAAAGGTTGGAAAGTAGTTAAAAATACAAGAAATTATGTTCCTCCTATTTGTGCTATTGCAGTGTATACTGAGGGTATTTATAGAGAATGGGGGCATACAGGCTTAGTTTGGGACAATTCGGGTGGTACAAATACATTCACAATCTTAGAGCAAAACTATGATGGAAATGCCAATACACCAGCTAAATTGCGTGAAGATGATTATACAGGCTTAACCCATTTCATTGTTCCAGACTTTGCCGATGATAGCGTAGATTTAACAGATGTTAAAGAAGTTAAAACAGCAACACGTAAATCAAATGGATCATTGACTATAAATGCAACACCTCCTAAAAAACTCACATGGAGTAACCAACCATACTTCAAAGCTGTTGCAGATAATGCTGGCGTAAGTATTTGTAGACCAAATCATAACAATGTCATGGTTGCTACAAATGAAACATACAAACCAGGTGAGGTATTTTATGTTTATGAAATTCGTGATGGTTGGGCTAGAGTATACAGTGCTAGCAATAACGGTTTTGTATGGTATGAACGTCTTATCGTTAAAGATATTTATAAAACTTCAGGTGGAAGTAAATTAGCGAATAAACCTAATAAACAAGTAGTTAACCAAAAAAACAAACTAGATAGTACTACTGGATTAAAAGTTGGTAGTATTCCTCCAAAAACAATGAATAAATCATCTAAAGCTAGATTTAGAGCTAGAACAGATCACTACGGCGCTACATTAGTTAAATTCAAAGGTAAGGAATGGTATACAACAAACGATGTTTATAGAGCGGGTTATAGCCAATTTTATGTATTTGAAGTTAAAGACGGCTGGTGTCGGGTTTATTCTAAAAATAATAATGGTTATATTTGGCATGAACGTTTAAGAATTGTAGAAATATTTTAG